TCTCCTGTACCTAGTGGGTTTGGTGCAAACTCCCATGCACCAGTGCCATTAGCTACAGTTGAAGCAATTGCAGTGTTATTTTCACGCAATACAATGATGCTATTCGGTTCAGATGTACCTGATAATTTCGCAGTTGTATTTGTAACAACTACAGGGGTATCCAACTCATCAATCGCAGGTAAGTCACCAGAAACACATGCATCAGGAAGAACAACACCAAATGCAGCACGCATTTCTGCACGTAAGGTTACAAGGTTTTTTGTAAAGTTATTACCATCTTCAGAAGATGCATCAACATGTACTTCTTCACGAACGTAAGCAGCCGTTCCCATCGTGAGATTGCCGACCCAATATTTAAATGCTGGCATAGCAGCAGTTAAAATAACAGGAAGGTTCCAAAGAACAGGCTGAACCGCAGCACCAGGCGCACCAAACACATAATGACCGTCTGTTCCTTTGATACGCTCAATCGAACCCCATGATTCAGGATTCAACAAGATATATTCAGGTAAAACACCCGCAGCACCTGCACGATACTTAGCGCGACTAAGTACATCAATTGCGCTGTCATTTGCGCCTACTGCTACAGTTAAGTGTGTACCATCTTCAATTAGACCAATAAAAGAACGTGCACCTGTTGTTTTTCCGTCACCATTAACGATTTTATATTCTAGTTTTAGGCGAACCCCATAAGCCAAACGACCTTCAATATATGAAGCCAGTGTTGGCATATCGGATAACAATTGGTTTGAAACACGAATCCAATGTGCAATATCACCAACAGCTAATTCAATCACACCAAATTCAATATCAGATTCAGGCTTGTCCCCTGCTTCTTCAACCAAATCAGCCATAATTTCATAAGCAGATTCACGGAATAATGGAATTAACTTTTCGTTGATTGGCGTAAAACTGATTAAATCAAGTAAGGCCAATGCACGTGCAGGAGTTGGAATAGTATTGGTCGCAAATTGAGCATTTGCAGGCAAGCTATTCAATGTGACAATATTTCGTGCACAAATCCCATCAATCGAAAATTTACCACGCGATTTAACAATAGCTGCAGCTTGATCAACAATATCTTTATTACGAATTAAAATTGATGCAACACTGTCTTGTTCTGGCTTGCTTCGCTCATGGATATTATCAATCAGTTTTTGTTGAACTTCTTCAAGGTCAGCCGATAGCTTTTTCATCTCTTTTGAACGAGATTCTAAGTCATCTTTTATTTCTTGAGGCAATTCAACTTTCGCTTCAAGTTTATCCTTATAGCGATTAATTAAATCATCCAATTGTTGCTTGCGAGTTTTTAAGTCTGCGCAAAGCTGTTCAAACTCTTGTGCAGCTTTAGTATCTCGCGGATTCAAATTAAGGAAAGGTGAATAACTGTTGCTTTGTGAAACAGCAGATACCGCAAGAGCAATTGATTTAGTTGATAAAGCTTTCATATAAATTTTCCTATGCATAGAAAATGAAAAACCCGCTAATGCGGGTATTAAAAAAATTTTTAACTTTTAACTATCGAGCCAAGCCAGTGGGTCAACTTCTGTTTTAGTTCCTTCTGGTGGCTTTTGTATGCCAGATAAACGGGACATTAATTTTTTGGCGTATTCTCCATAAAATCCCATAGAGCGAATGAGTTCTTCTGCATCGTCTTCTGATTCGATTGCATCAATAGCATCATCATTAAGAATACGTGCTGCACTATCCGCAGGTTCATCTACAACGCTGATCTCATAAATATCAGCCCGTTTAATTTCTTGATGTGTACCTTTATCCTCCATATCTAAAGAATTAGGTGGATAAAAAGCTATCGAGAATCCATCAATAGTCCCATGCAGCACCATGGCTGCAACGTCTTGGGCAATCGAAAGGCCAGGCGTAAACTCTATTACGAGATATAAACCCGTGTCGTCTTCTTTAAGCTCTACAATTTTCCCAACTCGCATCGGCAAACGTGAGTCTACAAACCATTGTCGCCAACCATGATTATAATAGCAGTGTACTTTTTTAGTTCCTGCCACAAATGCAGCACAAACCTCAGCAAACGCACCACGAATGAATTTCTCACCGTAATAATTAATTGAATCCCATTTCACAGCATAACCACTGATTCTAACATTGCCTGTCTTTTCATCTTTTTGGATAAAACGGCAATTATCCGCAGCGATTGGCATCCGCCGACATTGTACTTTCGGCAAGTTTGGCAGTGCTTTATTACGCACTAGCAGTTTTTGATTCATCAGCTTTCGCTCCATAATTGCCTTTTTTCATACGTTCGGCAGTGGTCATATTGACTGGCACAAGTAAGAAGTCTCCATTTGGATCACGTGGCAGACCTTCTTCAACTCGAATTTCATTCGGACTTGATTGACCTGATAAAATACGATCTTTATTTGATGCAATTCTTTGCAAGTATGATGCCCGCAACAAGTCTTGTGTCTTAAACTCAAACTCGTACTCATCCCATTCATGTCTTTGTAGCAAGTGAATCCGTGCACTTTCCTCAAGTCGCTCTAAATAAGGTCGCAGGCCAAATTTATGAAACGCACCAACAAGTTCATAAATACCACTACCCCATGTTGTACTTGATTCTGAACTAAAGATTAAAATCGGATTGACACCAAAGAATCGACAAGCTTCTTCGACAGACATTTTTCTGATTTCAATTAATTCGAGGTCAGCAGGCGTTAAGCTGATTTGCTCAAACTGCATATTCCCTTCGAGTACTGCTAAATCACCATCATCACCATTAATCAAAATATCTAATTCATCACGTAACTGATCACGCTGTTCCTTTTTTAGATATTTTTCAGTTTTTAATGCGCCTGTTGGTTTAGCCCCATTCGACATCAATCTTGATGTCTTATCACTACCCGCCAATCCAATACCAATAGACTGAGCACCATAGGCAATGGGTGACATACCTACAAAGCCAGTGCCAAAAAGTTTGATATGCCAAATCTCTTTATCAGTATATTCGGCTGTTTCATTACCAATTTTGCACTTGTATAAAGGAGTTCCATCTTTACGTATGCTTGCATCAACTGAACCAGTATTAATAACTTGCAGACTCACAAGCTTTTTCCCTACAAAGTCTTTTTTTACATAGGCATTGCCTGCAACTAAGTTCAGCATCAATTGCTCAAAAAACTCAACACGGGTCTGATAACGATTTGGCTTGTTGTATAAAAGTCGAATCACATCATGATTCTTAACTTGTACCCGTGTCCCATCTGCCTTTAGTTGAAACATTTGCAAAGGTAAGGTAGCAACAGATTCAACAAGAATCTTCACACAAGCAAAAACGGCACTTAGCGTCATAGCACTGTCAAATGTCACAGGCTTAGCAGTCTTTAAACTAGCACGGGGGCGATCCCTAATGGTCGCCCCCGTTTTATCTTGCATCGGCCCAGTTCCCCGAACCTTCAGCTTATCGCGATTGTTTTTATCACGAATTTTGACTTTATCGCGTTTTTTACTCATCGCTTCGCCACCTTAATCATGTCACTGAGCCAATCATCAATATTTCCACTTTCCTCACCAGGCACTAACTCAAACACTTCCTCACTATCCCAATGTCTAGCGCGCGAAGCGGCATTGATAATTCCAACCATTGCATCAATTTTCTTTGCAGGAGAAATTTTTCTAGGAAAAATATTTTCCTTAACATCCTCTTTTACAACGACATTTAAAGCACACCATGTAAAAACAGGATCACCAGAATGGTGAAAGCGACCTTCAGCTATTAATACCTCAATCCAACGCATAGCAGGATTTAGAAATTCGGTTTTTTGAGGAATTTCAACAACATTAATTTCTTGATCAAGCAAATTTGCTGTTAATTGATCTGCATGGTGTGAATCATGTCCAATCTCATAAAATGGACTCTCTGAATGTGCTTGTTCAATATCACCTTGAATACGTTTGAAATCAGTTGACTCACCAGGCGTTACAATCAAAGCACCTTGTTCTTGCCACACTGGATATTCATCTGGACGCTTTTCACCGTTGATTGCTTCTTTGGTATCCATACGTTTTTCATTGATATAAGAATGCACAAAGGCATACCAATGAATTTTCCCGTCCGCCTCTAAACGTGGAACCAACTCAGCCCAACATGCTAAATCTAGTCGGCTTGCTAAGTCATACCCACCAAAGCGGATCATTCCTTTGAAGTCATCCAATTTCACATCTTGCAGGCACTTTTCCCACTCAGATGGAGCAATCCAACCATTCACGGCCCCAACCCATTCATTCAAATGCTTTTGTCTAAAAAACGCCTCTTGTGAAGGTGAAATTTTTACTTTTGCATACTTGGCATCAAGGTATTTTGTTGTGACTGAAATACCGTAATTGGGATTAGCTTTAGGCCAGTTTTTGGGATCACGCCAATCGTCTTTCTTATCCAAGCAGAAAATCACGCCAAAATATTGCTCATGCGTTGATTGTCCCATCAGAATATTCACGACTGTTGTGCGCTAACGATAACAAACGCCTGTATTATCATCCCCCGCTGTTGAAATCGCCCCAACCAAAGGCTGATCACGCGCAGCAATACCATCTGACACGATGTCCAACATACTTGAATCTTTATGTGCATGTAATTCATCAATAATGCCAAAGTGAACGTTTAAACCGTCTTTTGTACCGCCACGATCTTGTGATAACGCCTTAAAAAAAGAGTTCGTTGTAGGTTGAGAGATAGAATATTGCGAAACCTCAATGCCGAAACGCTGCTGCATAAATGGCGAGTATTCGACCATTTTTTTTGCATCACCAAATACGATATTTGCTTGTTCTTTTGATGTAGCTGCTGCATAGACTTCAGCACCAGGTTCACCGTCAATGAAGGCCATGTAAATGCCCATTGCAGATAGCCATGTACTCTTGCCATTTTTCTTTGCGACCTCAATGTAATAATAAATAAATCGACGCAAACCTGACGCATCGACCCATCCAAAGAGATTAAAAGTAATAAAGACTTGCCACGGTTCCATCACCAACTTTAAGCGGCTACCGTCCTTTTGTAATTTCCCTAAAGTCCCTTTCACATGAGGGCATGTCTCGATAAAAAAACAGGCTCGATTTGCAAGATCATGATCAATTTCATATTCAAAATTGATGTCTGCACCTTTGGCCCCGACCTTCAAGACTTTTAATAATTCCTCAGTTTCTTCATCGGCTTGACCAAGCGGAAATCCTGATCTGGTTAGATCAGAAAGGAATCGTTTAACAGCATTCTTTTCCAATAATCCTGCTGTACGCACTCCAGTTCGCACATCATTGCAATATTGGAGCGCGATCTTGAAATAATCACGCATAGCCACCTTCTAAGAGAAATTTTTATAAGGATCGTTATCAGTTTCGGTCGACTGCCCCGCTCCGAATAAATCTTGCTGTTGTTGTTTGTTGATTTTTACGTTTGAACGAGCCGCAGGAGTCAAACCAAATTCACGCGCAGTTTTTATGATTAATTCTTGCAACTTATTACGAATTTGAAGCCATGCAGATTGGATAACAAAACCATTCGGAGTTTTAGCAATCCAATCATCAAATTCTTTTAACTTTTCACAAACCTGCTCGTATGCTGCAATGTTGTCACAGTGCAAACCAAACACATCACCATCGACGACACTGAGCAAACCCGCTTGAACTAACTTTGGCCCCAACACATCCCAATGTTTTTTCGCTGCCCCTTTCACCCAACTAGGGCAAGGCGGCATTCCCAAATCAACAGCAGCATTTGCAACTTGTGCTTCTTCATCACGATCATTACGAACACGCGAGCCACTTAAAATTTTTTCTTGAAGCGGCTTTGGTGGTCTTCCAGTTCTAGACATATAACCTCCAAAAATTCAAAACCTAATTAAATATCAGAGGTATACCCCCTATGGACTTTTGACCATGTAAAAATTTGACGGGGGGGCGGTCTTTTCTAAGAGGTCGCTTTCGACTTTTGACCCCATATCCCCTATTTTTTTAGATTTTCATTAATCGTTCGAATAAGAACATGTACATCACCGCCAAAAAACTCATGAGCAGTAACACCGTGTTCATGTTGTACTAAAGCAACCCACTTACCATTCGACTGTTTTTTAACTTGAATAATGTCTATAGCGCGGGCATAAAGTTCTGAATTGATTTGTACCAACATTAATATTCCTCCCGTATCACCCGACAATGCCCATCAACTTCATCTAGTCTAGCAAGTCGTAAACGTTCATAGATTTCTACACGTGGTGTTGTTTCATCATTCCAAAGAACATGAAGACTTCCACCTACTTGCACCGTAACACCAACATCATCAAAGCCTTTGATGTCGTCACGATAGACAACAGGATCACCGAGCAAGAAAACTTCTCTCATGATGTCACCACCTTGAAATGTGAATGATGCAAGCGATGTACAAAACCGTCATCGTCACTGACTTCAACCAGGTTGTCAGTGATTGCCGTAATCAGGAATTGGTCAGCAGCTTTGCAACTCAATGAATCAAATGCGTAACCCGTTGCAGCATGTACCAACTGCCCAACCTCAAAATGATTCAGGCTTTGCATATTGGCCTTTGCTATTGGCTGTTGATATGACCAACCGCCCTTGTCTTCAGTTGCTGTCTTGCGGTCATGGCATGACTTGCACAGCGGTTGCCAATTGCTCTTATCCCAAAATAGTTTCTTATCACCCTTATGCGGTGTGATGTGATCGACTACAGTTGCAGCTTCGATAAAGCCGCGACGCTTATGATCAGCACACAATGGATTCTCATCCAAGAACAAAAGCCGTTGTTTATCCCATTCGGCATCGTAGCCACGTTGATGTGCTGTGCCACGCTCCCGATCTTTCTTTCTGATCCGTTCTTGATGTTGTTCGCAATAACCGCCAGTCACAGCAAAGTCTTTACAGCTACTCACCTTGCACGGGCGTTTTGCCCGTTGGGGCGGTTTATTTGCCATGTTTTGGAGCCTCAAAAAAAGAGGACTGCATGCGGTTAAACATACAGTCCTTTGAATAGAGTCCTAAGACTCTGAGGGTTAAACTTACAATTACTCATTGTGGGAAAATTTATTACAAAACCGACAAACCTGTCAAGCATCTTTTAAATAAAAAACAATCCATCAGGTATCTTTTATAATTTGATATATAATTTTCTCTTCAGCAATTTCATATTGCATCATGAAATAATTTTTAATTTCATTGATATGTTTAGCTAATACATTCCTCACTGTCTCAAAAGATACACCAGTAAGAATTGCTCTATTCCTGTTTGAGGGCTTGTAATCAGCAGCAACCATGCAAAATTCTATTAATGCCGCCTTAACTACGTTTAAATGATAATCCGCATGTAGTCCTGCATTTGATAATGACTTTGAGAACTTCATAAAAAATATATTTGATAAAGTCTCGACATTCTCAATTGTGTTAGCTCCCAAGCATTTCAAACGGAAAAGGTTTTCCTGTATCGGATTCAATCTTGCATAACTGATTGCTATACAAATGTCCGCAGTAGTCAAAGCGCCATGCCCACCTGAAGGGATTGCATCAAAGTTGGTTGTTTTTGGATTCAGCAAACGTAAATATTTTTCCATAGCGGCTGCCTCACTGAACCCATGTGAATGATGTGAATGATCGTGTGAATGATTTTGACGAATCATTCACACAAAAAAGCTTATAAAAACAATTACGTATTACACATGTTAATGATGTGAATGATTTTATATATGTTTCTCGCGTGAGAGTGTTTTTAATAAAAGCTATATTTTGAATAAATTTAGAGGTGATGCATTTTTTTCTCTCGCGTGCGTGCGCAAGAAAATGATTCACATCATTCACATGGTTGCTGTATGCATTGGTAATAAAGGCTTTGAGTGTGTGAATGATTTTGTAAAATGGTTCACATGACCATTCACATCGTTCACATGGGAAGCTGTTATTATGCGTATTTTGCTTCTGGAACATCATTCACCCCTTCTAAGCTATCTTGAAATTTATCAATTTGCAAGCCCAACCAATATTGCTCTTGCTCTTGTGCAGGCTTTTCACCTATGACAATGACTTTGTTTTGTCCAATACTTCGCTGACCTTTCCAATGTTTAGCCTTGTCACTTGGAATAATGCCGTGCTTTTTCCCCTCAATAATGAATCTCTTCATACTGATTTGATGCTCACCTGTCGTTCTAGACCACTGACCAAAGGCTTTATAAAGCTGCTCGGACTTGCAAGACACATAAGGATATTTAGTATCGCCATTGATCCAGTCATGATAGAAGGTGTCAAATCCTGCCCTTGAATAATCAATCATTGTTTTCTTAGCCCTAGTCATTGGCGGCTTAATATGCTCGTGAAAATCAGAAAGGTCTAAACCCATCAAATAAGTGTAGAATGCCTGTACACCATTGGTCTTGATCTCTCGCATAACTTTTTCATGGAGCAATCCATCCAAATCTTTACCAGGATTCAATACCAAGAATCTTCGGTCTTTTTCTTCGATGGGCAGTGGTTGTGTATTGTTCGATAAAAATACCGTGTTCAAGTGGTTATTCATCTCCCACCCTGAAACGAATTTTTTACTCACATACAATGTTTCACCAGTAATCAAATGCTTGATCATGCCCATCACATTATGCTTTTTCTTGTTGTCAACAATCTCCTCAAAGACACCAAACAATTTGTTTTCAATCCACTCGTTATACTGGTTATCTAACTGCGCCTGACCTACAGTTGTATGGTATTCACCATAAATCTTTTTCATGATTGTGCCGAACATCAATGATTTACCTGATCCATGTATATGACCATGCATCAAGACACAGGTTGCCATTTTTGCACCAATGTTCTGTAATGGGAAAGCCAGCCACTTCAATAAAAAATCAACTGCTATATCCTCTCGGTCACATAGATCATTAATCAAGGTGATGATTCCTTGGCAATCTTCAAAAACTTCGGGACGAGATAACTGCTCACCGTACTGATCTCGCATTACATCAATATTCGATCCACGGTAAATATTGATGTAATTCTCATCATGATCATGTTCCTGTTTTGGATCAAAAATAAGGTTTTGACGGGGAATAATTTTTCTATCAGGAGACTTGAACCACATATCAAAAATATTCGGGTAGGCAATACGAATATGCTTAATTAACCAAGTCTTACGTTCAGTTAAATTCCAAGCTTCCTCCGAATTGGCCAGAACCACAAAATTATTCAACAATTCCTGAATTGTTAAATTTGTAGTTGCATTGACGTTATATTCAAATTCTGTTTTTGAAATAACATTCTTGTGTTCGAGCCATAGTTTGTATTGCTTTTGACCCAACAACGCCGAAAACGCATTTTTTTTGATCACAATCTTGTCATAGTCATCCCAAACATCTGTTTTTGTTTCGATTAAGTAGTAGCGATTAACAAATTTTTGAATGTCATCAGGTAAATCAACATTTCCTGACGAAATACCAACCCCTTTCCCCTGATCAACAGCCAAAGGATTTTCTACAACCACAGGTAAATGAGATAAATTCTCATTCCCCCCCTGATCTTGGATGGGTTTGTTGATGTTAGGGGGTGTGGGGGAAAGAGGGATTGAATTAGATATAGCAAGGTCGATCTGCGCCTTGACCTCTTCTAACCCGCTCATCAAATGCAAGTCATTGAAGTCAGATAAAATAAATGATGCTTGTGGCTGTTCTGTATTGCCGTCTTGGTCGACTTCCTGCACTGTATTGAATACTGGCAAGACAGTTATACCGCCTGTAACAGCCACAGCTTGATTCGCGTATTTTAGGCCCGTATCCTCTTTGGCACTGTCATCATCTGCACAATAAACCATTGATGCGTTAGGGTACATAACACGGATTGCAGCACCGACTTTAGGTAAATTATTAGCCACGAAAGCGACCACGACAGGATAGCCAGTTGCTAGGTGTATACTTGCTGCTGTTGCATAACCTTCCGCAATTAAAATGATTGGATTGACTAGGTCAATTGTACCAATCAGAAAGAAACAGCCGCCTGTACGCCCCCCCTTTTTATTTCCTGTTGAATCTTCATTATCAGCAACAAAGAACTTCCCCCCGTCAGGATAAATTGTTTGCATATTCCACATTGTGCCTATTTCATCAAATGCAGGAATAAGCACATTACCTTTATGATCTATCTTTACGCTTGGTAAAGCAGGAACTTTTTTGCGCTCAAGATAAGGGCTTGATTCACCTGGATAAGGATTGCAATACAATCCTTGGGCTTGCCTAGATACTTGTTGCTGTTTCTTTAGCTCCATTTCCTGATTAATACGTTCCCGAATCTTGCGCTCTTCAGCCCATTGTTTTCGCATTGCAGGAGTGATTTTACTTGTTGACTGCAAACCAACAATTGAAGCAACTTCTTCAATCACTTGGGAAAATGCCAAATTTGTGACTTTCCCAATTAAATCAAAGCCATCTCGGTTTTTGCTTTCTGTACAAACGTTGCACAACCAATCGCCATTTTCATATTTATCGTCGTATAGAAAACGATCTTCACCGCCACAAGAAGGGCATGGGCCATGACTGTTCTTTTTGGGAACAGTAATATTGAAACGTGAGAAAATATCAACCCAATTCCCTCTCGCAGCTTCCTTAACATCAATAATTTCAAATTTATTTTTCTTAGGCATTATTCATCACCCTCGAATTCATCTGAAACACGACGTAATTTCAACTTAACTGCTCGGATTTTGTTTGTATGTGCATCCCATGCATCTTGATCAATATATTTTCTAACATTTGATGTAACCAAATTATTTAAAAACTCTGGACTCAATGCATCCAATTCCCAACTGGATTCACCATATATTTTTCGATATTCCTTAAACCGACTATCTGTATCTTTAGCTGGGTTTTTAGGTGGTCTTAATTCTTCAATTTGATCGTAATTTAGAGCCACTCTTTTGATTTTTAGGTAACTTTCACCATGACTTAAAAGGCGTACTCTTTCCTCAAGATCGCGTGTCATATCTAAGCCCGATGGGTCATGATCCCCCAAATGGATAATAATGTGGCTCTTATGCATAGGTTTGCTCACAATATGCGTTTGAGCAAAATCATACAAAACTGAACTAGACGGATAACCTCTTGCGGCTAACAACGGAACATCCAGATCACGGCAGGTTCTTTCCAAAACACCTACAAGGGCCTCTTTTTCGACCACAACATAAACCTGATGATTTTGATCAGCCCACATGTCCATATGAAAATTACTGATAGTCGCATTCAAAATCTGAGTTGCACTTTTCCACCTAGTCCGAATAATAAAATCTCGAGTTCGATCTTCAATAGCATCCCAATCAATAAGCCCTGCAAGCTTTGCATCATTAATCATGGCTGCAACACGCTTATAAGAATTTAAATCATTACTGATCACATCACGGGCAACCAATTGATAATAAAGCTGGCGAACTGTTAAAACGTAGCCCTGATCCTGATATGACTCAATTAAATCATTCATAAAATCAATCAATTCGAGAGAACTATTGCGGAAATCTTTAGGTACAAAACATACTTTAGCCATTATCTTTCCCCTTTATGTTGTTGTTCAGCCATTGCCAGTAACGTTGCCGCGATTCTAATCACGTCATACGCCTCTTTACGGATCACACTGAGTTCATCATCCGTTATCAGACCATCGGTAATAGCATTTGCGATAGATTGAGATAAATCTCCGTTTTCTTTCGCTAATTTCCCGATTTTCATAACAAAATCAGCATTATTTAGCACTTCAACTTTTGGCAATTCGAACCAGGCAGCATTGCCATGAATTGCACATATACTGTCCATAAGACGTGGGTCTTGAGTTTCAGAAAGTACCGCTTCAAAGTGATAAATATTTGCTTTGTGTGTGGATGTGGTGGGATTCAATGAACTTCTAAAAGTATTAATATTCCAACCGTTTTTTTCAGCTATTTGAGCCATTAGATATTCATCACCAGGGCGATAAACAGCAGCTTTCATAGACTGCTCTAAAGACATCACTGCACGTTGACGACGATCAATTATTGAAAGAACCATGTTTAAAAATCTCCAATACATTCATATTTTTATAGAAATCAATTCGGTAAGTTGTAGCCAGCAAACCAAAGCAACAAATGCTCTTTAGCTAGTTGCCCTTCACTTGCAAGAGCCAATGATTCAATCAATGAAATTGTCGGCATCGAGTATCTGAATCGGAGTTTTTTTATTATGTATTTATCTGTAGTCCCAACCTTTTCAGCATATTCCTTCAATTCCTCTGGATTCATAGAATCAACAAATTGCCGAAAATCAACTTTGACTTGGTTCATGAAAATAACTCTTTTGAATAAGATAAAACAAAAGATACCTGTCAGGTTGCTTTTTGTAAATACCTATAAGGTTGCTATTTTTTGTGCTTGCTTTAAAAAAACACCTTATCAGGTTGTTTATGTTGTTTTTTTAATACCTCAAAATATGTTTATTAATAATTTGGAATGCCGAAATGCTTAATATTTTTGAGATTAGACGAAAAAATGTCTTGAGAATTACGGATAAAATTACCCGCAAAAAATTAGCTTCACTAATCGAAATGGAGTACGGATTACTTAACCAGTATTTAAGGGAAAAGAATCCGAAAAATTTTGGTCAAGAAACCACAAAAAGAATTACAAAGGCGTTGAACTTATCCGAAGGTTGGCTTGATCATTATCAAGACGACAATGTTATCGAGTTTTTATTCGGTGATTCCGAACACTCAACGACAAGCAATGACGCAAACAATAAAGAAAATGATGATATTAGCGAATCCATTTCAGCAAATAATTTGAATAATCAGTATAAAATAATAAAAGTATCAATAGGTTTAATAGTAAAGAAGGGGGAAAATCTGGACATCACATCAAATATCACTGAAACGTATTCAGTCCACTATCCAGATAATTTGAAAAATCCTATGGCGTTTTTAGTGATCGGCAACGGTCAAAGAAAACCGTTCAAAAATGGGTGGGTCTTAATATGCGAACAAAACTCTGATCCTGTTGAGGGTGAAGATTGTTTGTTTTTTACGAAAGACAAAAAAGTCTATGTAGGTGAAGTTCTTTTCAATAAAGACGGTTTTGTTGAAATAGAAGATATTTTTGGGGATAGAGATACAATAAATATTGATGAAATAACAAGCATTTCGCCAGTTAAAGTTTATGTAGCCCCTAGCCAAAAGATAAAGAACAGCTATTAATTTTTAAAAAAGCAACCTGTAAGGTATTGACAACCTGAATCAATAAAAAGTAACCTCACTGGTATCTAAACACCTGTGAGGTTTCTTTATGCCCAACTTAATCACAATTCAAGCTGATGCTATCAGCCAAATTAATGAAGCAATCAAGCAAATCAACGAAGCTACAACCGCAAAAAAACTGGTAGATGCTCGTGACACCGCTTCAGCATTCATTCAAGCCGCATACGAAAAAGAAGATATTGATTTAAAACAAAAACATCAATATCTCAAAAAAGTTCGTGCTGCATACCGTGATCAATACATCGGAGCAGCTTAATGAAAAATCAAAATTATCATAAAGACCAATTTGACAAGATTGTTAATCAACGAATTTCGGCCTCAGATTTTGCTATGCCAAAACCGAGTACCAGTATTCCAAAATCAATAATTCAACTAACCATAGTTTACTTATCAGCTCTTTTGATTTTAGGGATTGTTCTTTCTTCCACTCTAAAAAGCTGTGCCTACGAAGAACAAATTCGCTCTGAACAAGCTATGGCTTATCAAGCTCAATTCCAAAACGCAAACGAACATGAAGTTTTTGTTCGTCGGTTAGGAGCTAAGTGATGAATAAAAACGAATTTATTCTTGGCCTGGTTGCTTTAGCTATCCTCATTGCAGGTTATGCAGCAGCTATCTATTTGGAGAGTAGCAATGCAATTCTATGATCCAGTAAGCAAGATTATAAAGCCTGATTTAAATGCAGATGTTGACGCTTGGCTAGCCAAAGGGCATCAAATCACCGAGCTACCTTTTGGGCATTCCAATTTTAAAGACGGCAACATCCCACAGGCCAAAAGCACAATCAAACCATTAGATATTGAAAAATATAATGCTGAACGTGTGACTAAGCCAAAACCTGTTAAGGCCCCAAAAAAGGATAAACCAACCAAGGTCAGAACTGTTAAATCATGTGTGCATAAATCAAAAGTAATGAAGCAAAAACGAGCTACAAAACTGGTTGTTTATTCAGAACGTTCAATGATTTATATGCACAACTGCGAAGTTTTCAAACATGCTCGTTTGAACAAATTGACCGAATTTGAAGGCCTATGTATTCGTCATGGCTACACCATTTTCAAAGCTCAAAAAAGTATGCGCTTTCGTTGTGTTGAATGCCTAGTCGAATATAACCAAAACAATGTAAACGACTATAAACGTAGAGTTCTGAATAAAGAGCTTATGGAAGTCGCAGTCCAAACGCAACAGAAGAAATTTCTTGGAGTATGCCTTACGCATGGTGAAACCAATTTTGCCATCTCCAAAACCAATTCAACTATCTCAAAGCTCTCTTACAAGTGCTGTAAGTGCATGAGCAATACCAGTAAAAAATTTAAGAATAAAGGTAAAACATCATGAATAGACTAATGATTGATTTTGAAACTTTGGACGTAGCTGAATGCCCTGTCATTTTAAGTATCGGTGCAGTTGTATTTAATGAAAATGAAATTGTTGATTGCTTTTTTGAAAAGATTGATCAGCAATCATGCCTTGATCTTGGGTGTACTATCTCTGACAGCACCGTACAGTGGTGGGAATCACAATCAGAAGCTGCCCGTGCAGCGGCATTCGGTGGGACTACAAATATTGGCTATGCAATGGGTATGCTTGTACATCTTTATGTAACTCATCAATGTGGCGAAGTTTGGAGCAAAGGCGCAATAGCTGATATTCGTTGGACAAACAATATTCTTAATAAGCTGAACCTAAAAGCACCGTGGAAGTTTTGGCAAGAAATGTGTTTTAGAACCTTTCTGAAGTACTCAGACAAGGTTGTTTTTGAAGCTGTTGGTGATAAACACAATGCGCTTGATGATGCGCTAAATCAAGCACAGCATTGGATTGCTATCAATCAGATAAAAGTTGATTCTGCATTTATCGGTTGTGACTTTTCTTCTAAAGATTATCCAGATACAAGCTTGACTGTGAATTTCGATCAAGACGGAAAAATGACTTTCTCTCCAGTTGAAGGAGTAAAGGCATGATGACTTTCAATGAATGGTGGAATCTAAAAAAAGAGACCCTAATTTGGTCAAAAACAATTGTTGAAGAGGCTTTCAATGCAGGGAAAGATAGTTGTCAAAACTTAACAAAAGCTTTAGAGAACATTTCTGTCTCAACGTGGTTAGACGTAAATGATTCTTTGCCTGAAACTGAACCGAACACTGACGGATTGGCATGCGCTGTTTTAACCGCTAAAGGTAATGTTTATAGAGCGCGCTATATGCATGACGTTCATGAAGATGGAGAAAGCAAATACTGGTCTGGCTTCGATATCGATTATAAAGGTGTCGAAAGTGAATGGTATGAGATAGGTGAAAAAGTAACTCATTGGATTTATTTACCAATCCAAGGCGGTGCAGAATGACTACATACACTGAAATGCTTGAACAGCCTCAAATTAAGAAGAAAATTGAGTCATTACTTGGTGGACACATCATGACTGTTTACCGTAATGCAGGAATGAATCCGCCTGTACCAGTGCTGCATGGTGATCGGTTTATTTATGCCGATCCGAAACCTGAAAAGTACGCAAAGCATTTACGCGAAGGCATGAGACTGTTTGCTGAAGCATTGGACCAACTGGAGAGCAATAATGAAGCAACAGACTAAAGCTCCACTAAGTACAGTAATGTTACTTACATTGCAGTATCAGTCTCCAGTAGTAAAACTTGAAGATATCCTTGATGATTACCTATCACATTTATCTTTAGAAGTTGCCAAGAAAATGGCAAAAACTCAACAATTACCCTTCCCTGTTTTCAAAACAGACGATTCAAATAAAGCACCTTGGATGGTCAGTATTATTGATCTGGCGGCCCACATAGACAAAGTTAGACAACTTGCTTATGAAGATCATGAGAAGATGTCTTGATAAAAACAAAGCCCCTTAATTGGGGCTTATATTTATAAAATATCTGATAACTTGGCATTCTTGGCTACCTCAATTGCCTCATCAAATTCAAGTAAATTACTTCTTATAATATCTAAATTAATATAACGCTTCAGACTGTTCATATCATCATGCAATGTATATTGCATAATATTCGCAATGGTTGATCCATTTTCAGCAAGCCTCGTTGCCGCCTCATGTCTCAGATCGTGAAGCTTTAAATCCTCAATACCCGCTTGATCTCGATATTTACGCCAACGCTTATCAATATTATCTGTCGAACATGGGACCAAGTATTCAGGATTTCCACCCCGTGCAAGCATACGTTTCCTAACTTCGGGCTGCATAAGTGCCGAAATCACGGGCTTTGCACGGTCATCAACAATAAACCATTTATCATTACCCCGCGACCCATCAGGATGCTTTACGCCTTCCACAAACCATTTGTTGTTTTCCTCATCGTAACCATCTAGCTTTAATCGCGCTAATTCATTCAAGCGTCGACCTGTATAAATAAACAACCAGATGATCAAGTGAATCGGAATATTAGGATTCTTGCTATAGTGATAATCCAGATAACTTAAAGTAGTTATTATCTGCAATTCATTAGAAGTCGGCAAACGATCACGTTCATCAGAATCCCCGACTAGACGGGCTTTCCTCAATCCCTTAATTGCCTTCTCATATTCAGCCACATCAACATCAAGCCCCCAAACCAATTCAGCATAATCCATCACGGATTTCATGCACTGAAATTCAAAATTGATCGTTGCTGGCTTTACTGGCTCAAATACCATATTTGCATTTTGATAACCGTTGATCCGTCGACGTGCATGATCTCCAAAATGAATACGCTTCAGTGAACTAATTTTAATATGCGCAATATCATATTTTTGAATTGTCTCCAGTGCATATTTCTTTGATCGTCCGTAATCCGTCACCTCTTCTATATATTTTGCAATAGCAGCTCCAAAGGTCATCGAATCCGAGACTTGACCGACTTTGATTGACAAAAGCTCAGGATTCTTTTCTAATCTGCTTTCCTGATCTTGCAACCATTTTTTTGCTACAGTTTTAGAGTTAAAAGTCTCAGTAGCAAAATAATTAATGCCCTCTTTTTCTTTTCTAATATTGATTACAGCTTTATATCTGGTCCCTTTGGATTTAGATTTTAACTCTGTGATATAGCCCATTACTTGCAACCATTTTTCATATGAAAACTTTTAGTTGCAGTATAGTTGCAAACTTTAGAAAAAAGATCAAAAAAAGTTAGGAAATGTTCTGAAATGTTAGATTTATCATAGGTGCTTAAATGTCTGATTTAAATATAAATACAATTAAATCAATAACTCCGCGCATATCGGTTGCACCTATGATGGATTGGACAACAAAGGATTACCGTTTTTTTGCACGCTTATTTAATCCAAATGTGGTGCTCTATACAGAGATGGTCACCACTGGTGCGATTATCTATGGTGGAGCAAACCGTCATTTAGACTTCAACCAACAAGAACATCCAATTGTGTTACAACTTGGCGGCTCAAATCCGCAAGATTTAGCCACCTGTACCAAAATGGCTGAAGATTGGGGTTATAACGAAGTCAATTTAAATGTAGGTTGTCCAAGCGATCGCGTTCAAAATAATAAGATTGGTGCATGCCTCATGGCTGAACCCAATCTCGTTGCCGAATGCATTCATAGCATGCAAAAAGCAGTATCGATTCCTGTGACGGTGAAACATCGTATTGGGATTGATGATATGCAGTCTTATGAAGAAATGCTGCATTTTGTCGACACTGTGGCAGCAACAGGTTGTACTCATTTTATCGTGCATGCACGTATTGCCATCTTGCAAGGTTTATCGCCTAAAGAAAACCGTGATGTTCCGCCATTACGTTATGACGATGTCTATCGCTTAAAGCAAGAACGTCCACACTTAACCATTGAAATTAACGGCGGCATCAAAACCTTCGAAGAAACACAACAACATTTACAGCATGTTGATGGGGTGATGATTGGTCGTGAAGCCTATCACAATCCATATCTTTTAGCCGAGATGGGACAACTGTGGAATCTAGAAACACCAGATCGTTTTGAGATTATGCAACAAATGATGCCATATATTCATCAGCGTGTAGCCGAAGGCGCACCGCTTTCAATTATCACCCGTCATATTCTGGGCTTATTTCAAAACTTGCCAGGTGCCCGTAAATGGCGTCAGGCACTGAGTGGTGGGAATGCCAAAACCATCGCCGATATTGAGAATGCTATTCAAAATATTCAGGCTGCAATGCAACGTACCGAAGATTATATAAAAGAACATCAGAACTAATCTGATCTGCTAAACATCACTTTTCTGCATAGGAACATAGCGTAATTCCCTATGTTCCACCACCGCTGTGCGATCAATTCAAAGGTCTCATCAATCGCTTGAGCTTAACCACTTAAACTCATAGCTATGCTCAAGCGTGATTTCATAATTTTGTCTTCCAGGAACAAACAAAGTTGACATCACCTGTTGCTGGACTTGTCGATCTAGAAAAAATGTAAAAATGTGCAGGTTGTCGGCATGCGATGACACCCTTTCAATATAAACATAACCAAAGTTAAGCTTTCTTAGCTAACTGGAACTCTTCATAAGAATCAAAAGGCATCTGCGTTTTTGTATCAATGATTTCCATTAGTTCATCACCTAGCATAATCATATTCCGAGTGGGAACACCTTGTAGCTGAATCTTTAATTCATCATTATCCAGAAACTTAAATTGTCCTGCATAAATTTTAGCTGGGCTATTATCATTATTATTGCTTTGTTCCAAGACAAAGGTTTGATCTGCTTTGATTTTAAGATCAATTCCTGTACCCAGACAGCTATCACAACTGGTTACGCAAGTCGCACATGGAACGACACCAGAATAATGCCCGACCCATGCCTTAAGCTCAGGATGATTGACGAAATGTTGCTTATTTGAGTGTATATCTGGCGTTTGTGCTTGCGTATTGCTTTGTTTTTTTGCCTCATTTGACTGTGAACATCCCAAGCTGATACTGGCAAAAACAAAGGAAGTCAGCAATGTCCTTTTCATATACGATTTCTCTCAAACTTAATATTTAACATTCATCGCAGCCTCAACACAACATGGCGCATCACTATACGTTCAGGAATGGTGCCATGGCAAGTGCTTCAATACTTATGTCAGCCAAAGGAATATTTTTAGATTTTATGCAAAAAGCAGTCTTACGAAATGGCTCTGTTTTTTATTCAGAATAAGGTGATTGATATTGAAGTATTCACCATTAAGCATCGCAATATTGAACTGAATATTTTAAACACTCAGCTATTCAAAACAAAATCTTTGATATATCGCTAAATTCATTGCACTATGCTGATGAAGATCAGAAGATTTCGCAGGATAGATCACCTCAAACAATTTACTACATATCATGATATTAAACAGAAACTTATATAAAAACTATGCATCAAAGCAGATCTAATAACCCATGCCAATATGTCTATTTTTCAATCAAAAATGAAATATAATCTTACAAATCATTTTATCTAAACTAATCAACCAACAACTTACTGATAATGAAAAAGATTCTTAAATAGCAATTTAGCTAAGTGATCTGTATAACAGCTCAAATGTTATATTATTACGTTACATTTCAGTTTTTTTAAGATTTATCGCTTACTATGGGCGCCGTAATAAATTCTGGCACACGTTCAGTTGTTTTGAAAATGCGGTAGAGATTCACAATGATTTATGATGCACCTTCAGTTGACCATAGTATGATTCACC